GTCGACTTCCTTTGTTCCTATAACATACAAGTCGGCTGAAGAGACACCAGCAGTATACGTCATTGCTACCTTACTATTGATAGTATGTGTATGTTGAGTAGTGCTTTCTTGGGCACGAGTTATATTGTAAACATTAACTGTTCCACTGTAAGAGGCAGTAACAATTTCCATGTTAGGATCAGTAATTGGATTGGGATAGCTCAAACAGTTCCAAATTACCACTCGAAAACTTCCAGCTATTACAGGAAGTAAATGGCCGGCGTCCAACGTCATTTGAACATCCGCCACGCCTAAACTACTGGCAAGAAACCCATATCCAAAATTCGATCTAAGAAAAACACTCATTCTACGTAAACACTCCTATCGGGTGGTACAAGCCTGGCGCCGCAGCCTGCAACTGCATCTTCAGTAAGTATTAGTTTGCCATTATGGTAGCTCTTAGTCGTAACCGCTGTAATAGTTGTTGTACCATGGCCGATAATAGGGCATCTGTGCGATGCGCCTTCTACCGCAACTTCCGTACCATTACTAACATTAGACTCTTCAGCAAAACCACCAAACTCAAAATCTGCATACATCAAACCTGAACTCGGACCACCTTGAATATCTTGGACAACTAGTATTAAAGTACCATCCTGGTTACTTGTAGTTACTATTCCGCCATGATCTGAAGGATCACCTAACAAAGCTATAGTTCGTATTGACGCTACTACTTGATTTCCTGAATCGTCAATAACTTGATTTCCTAAATCATCTATTACGTACTTCATAGTTAGTTTATGAGTGCTATTTTGTAATAAACACCATCTATATATACACCGACATATTGCGTTGTCTTTAAAGTAAATCCACTACCAGGAACTATAGTAGGATTGCCTAATGGTTTTGAACTAAAAGAAAATACACTGTTGCCCTCTACTGCAATTGCGCCATCAAAATAACCGGAAGTATTGGTTGTATTAACTTCCAAACTTATCTGCATTCTGGTCGCACTCGCGTTCATAGTATGAGTTAAAGATAACCATTGCCAAATAGAATTACCTGTATGGTAAGAAGAATATGTTGCGTCAACGGCGTCGGAAATTGAAACTCGAGTAGTGCTTGCTACCGTTGCGTAAACCCAACATCCTAAACTTACTGTTCTTCCTTTCCAATAATTAATACCTCTTTCAGTATGCCCATATTGGTATATGTTACAATCAGCCCCTGATCTTGTGACTTTAACAGAATAAGTACCTAATTTGATTATTGTTCCTTCTCTTGCTACACTTGCCCCCGAACCCGATAATGTCCATGAATCAGGAGCATAAGCAGCACCATTCGTCCAGTAATCAAAATCGCCGTGAGAGAGAATGTTAGTAGGATTAGTAGAACCATCCGTTGTCATTGAATGTAAATCAGTTCCTGTTAAATTTTTGTGTGCAATTGTTGACATTTTTACTCCATTCTACACGGGATTTAATTGTATCTGGTCTCCTGTAATAGTCACTACTCCTGTGCTAGTTAACGTTACATTCCCGTCCACATCTATAACAACTGTCGTTCCTGAAGGATGGATTAGGGTAACAGACTCATCTGTGTCATCTGTATAAAATTCAATTCCACTACTTGTTTTCCACCCTCTTCTGTTGGGATAATTCGTTGTCCGAAAAGTAGGCAAACCATGAACACCATCAGAAGCATTAGCAATATAGACGGGTTGGTAAATATCACCCATTTCAAAAAACACCCAAACCATAGAGTTAACATCGGGGACATCAAAGCTTCCTGTTCCGACACCCGATCCACTTTTAAGTGGAGAAGCGGGAACTGCCCAAGGTAGCAACGTAGTCTCAATATCGACAAAGTATGGAATAACCTCGGCCTTAATACGACCCTGCTGCTTAGGGTCAGTAACACTTTTTACAGTAGCGCGGTAAAAGCCCCACAACTTATCATTATGTAGTGTTAATCCGGTTACTCCCAACTTTTGATTCTGTACCATCTATTTGCTCTTTGTTTTAGTAGCTTTTAATAATGATGTTGATTTATCAGTATCAATTCCCTGCCGTGTTAAAAGTAGTTTTGTCAAAAATATATCACCAAAATTATGCACCACGCGTTCGCAAAGCCAGTATCCGCTATATTGGTAACTGTATAGATTCTTACCCATAGACCCATGTGGAAAAAATAGCTGGACTGTCTGCCCCGGAGCAATGTTTGGCATACCTTTTGTAGTTATCCATATTTTTGCTAAACTAACCAAACGATTACCATAGTTCGATTTTACGCGGCCTTTAAAGTCAGAGGTAAAATCATTTGACCTCCCCGTAGACTGTATTTCATTACTATCCGTTGTGTCACCACCATCTATTAAAAAGTAGTCTGAAAGAGACATATAACTTTGAACATCTTCTTCATCATCAACCAATGCTCCCGTGTCAAAGTTAAAGTAAGAATATTTTTGTTGCATAGCCCCAAAAACTCCGTATATTTTATAATTGTCATAAATGTAATATTCCAAAATAGGGTTCCTATCCTCATACGGTTTGTCATAAAGCATAAACTTATATACTACTTGATCCTCTATCATCTCTGAAACTGATCGAAAGACAAATGTAGATTTTTGTTTGTATACCTTCACAAAACACTTGTACCCCCAGTCACCATTCTGGCCAATCAAGTTATCTTTTAGATAGTTTAAAAATTGAGCATTTGTCCAAGTAGGTTGAATTAGATTTTTTTCATAATCAACTGATGTGCTAACATCTGTTTTACTAATCTTCAACTCGTCCGTAGCAATACTTTCAAGATTAGTTTTTATACTACCGTCAAATCCTCTAGTGTAATCTGGGGTAAATATTTTGTTAACATCAAGAAACCCAGTAATATCATACTCACCTGCAGGAGTAGATTGAGTACCACTAGGCTCCCGAATATACACTAAAAACGTCATTGCATTTTTGTCAGTAGTATCAGAATTAAGAGCAAACTCAACATAAACTCTACTCAAATTTTTATCAAAGGGCGCTATATGTGTAAGTATTCCTGTAGCGTCATCAATCCTTAACCTAATCTCAGGTAAGAACTTATTGTAATCCTGAACTATCGTAAGCTCTCGAAGAGTTGATGTAGTTATCGGAATAACTGTCTCACCGAACCGAACTAACAAGTAATAGTTTCCCAGCACCTTAATTCACTCCTAGCTAGTAGAAATATTTCGAGGCCGTCTACCTCTAACCCAACCTTTGCCAAAATATTCAGAAAGCAAGATAGGTTCAATCCGTTTTTCCTTGTTTATTGCACTGTTGTAAATCGTAATGTAATGCTTACCAAACATACTATTATCCTCGCTTTTTAATTCTCCTCTTTCAGCTCGACAACTGATACATTGGCAACCTTCTGGGTGTTTGGCATGAGAATGTCTCATATGTTGTTTTGTCTCTTCAGAATGCCAAGGTTTACCACTCTCCTTACGAGTTTTGACTCTCTTTGAGTTTACTTCGGGCGTATGCGTAGATTCTTTAAACTGTTGTTTATACTCCTCGGTTTTACACTCACGTAACTTCTTTTTATGTTCTTCAGACTTATGCTTACCTTCAAGAGCCTTTCCAATATTCTTTTTATGCTCTTCAGATAATGGAATATTCTTCAAGCATCCACCATTACCTTCGCCACCATCAGTAATATTGTAAACATTACCTCTGCCAAGTAACTTTCTATAAAATGCTACATAATAACGTTCAAGTATATCTAGTGACTTCTTATCTATTGCTTGGCCTATCTGAATGATAGTAAAGCTCTCTTTACCATACTTTCTAATCGCCTTATAGAGAAGACTACCACAATTACTAAATTTAATTGCCTCTTTTATATGCTGCTTCAAACGCGACCCCAAAATAGTTATCGTCTGACCAATATAGACTTTGTTATTTATATCATTAGTTATTTTGTATACTTGTCCGTAGATCACCACATCATCCATATATGATTACCAATCATTTATCTCATTGAATATTTTTTATAAAACTCATAAATGTCCAAAATGTTCGGTATTTTAATAACTGTTCCACTTGTAAGATCGTTCAACGGATCTTGAATATCATTCACATAAAGGATAATCCACCAAAAGTCCACTGTTTCATAGCATCTGTAACTTATAAGATCGGGACGCATTACTTCGGATTCAAGAATTCTATAATAAGATACAGGATAATTCATTGTAAACCGAGAAAGACTGTTGTGTAGATAGTCATATTCTTCAATACTATCAACTGTTATTTTATCGAAAAATAAAGTCCTATTCATTATATGTTACCTCCCGCCTCTGCACTACCCGAAGTGCTCCCCTGCCCAAAAGATCCACCAGTTGTTGAAATCATAGGTTGATTAATAACTTCAAGTAGATCTTCCCGAGTAAGCATCTGGTAGGTTTCTATAACTAAAACTACCTCTGCTCCAATAGGGCCATTTTCACTCATTCTATTTTCATACGTAACTTGAACATCTTTAACTATTACGCTAGGAAATTTTAAAAATCCTCCACCAACATCAAGTGTAATATTTTCATTACGTTCACTTTCAGATTCACCTTTTAGATTTACATTAAAAGGACTAGGACCCGGTGGGATTAGCCCAATTGTGTTACCTATACCTCCTCTTGGGAGAAGTAAACCTTGAAGAAGTGTGCAAGGAAGAACAACCTCCCTCTCGACATCGTTAAAAGCCTCAAACTTTAATTTCATCGTAACACTAATAGGTGAAGAACCCATCCATATCCTACGAGTTTGCAACGTAGTTACTGTAGTCCGATTTAAAAAAGCCTGACCAAGTGTATTACCAGCTCGTAAAGCTTCTTGTATACCGCTAGGCATACTTTGAGTTAATCCTTGCCAATCAGCGCTAGCATTCAAGGTAATCTTGTCTTGTAGGTATCCGTAAACAGTGAATGAATTCGAAGTCGTATTTCGGCTTGATCCAGAACGGTTAGTCAAACTACCTAATGTAGCCACTAATGTAACAACATACCTGGGGCTTACACTATTCAATAAACTCTCAGGCACACCACAAACTACTGGTAGAACAGAGGAAACAGCGTTCAATATTGATGAAGCTGCGTTTTTAAAATTGATACTAGTTGTTGTTATTGCCATGTTGCTCCTTATGCTATATCAAGAAGTCCCGCGCCTAAAGAAGAAAGAATTGGGTTTCTTGTGTTATTTGCATCATAACCACTAGGCAACTTTTGAGAGGTAGTTTTAGATCCTGCTTTTAATGTATCTCCAACATCACCCATTGTAGCTTCCAATTTTCCCATAACGTCAGACAAAGTTTTCTCTAACTTTGAACCCATTTCCTCAATCGGAATTTTTTCTAGTTCTTTATTCAAACGACTAGTAATACCCTGTAAATTTTCCTCAGATGCTTTCATAAAATCAATAGATTCTAAATCTTCAATTGTTGACTTTTTTTCTCCCAGGGTTTCTCCAGTTTCAATTCCAGATGCAAGTGATTCAACCATAGGTGCCATCTTAGACGCTGCACCGAGTACATCAAACCCAGGAGATCCTACATCCTTTGGAGCAGCCCCAAGATTGGCAGATCGTTCTTTCGCAATTTTCCTCTCCGCGGCCTCCTTAGGTGTAACTTTTCCCAACTCAACCTGAGCCAGAGCTATAGAATCTTCTACACTCATACCTTTTTCAACTTGCAACTCAAGAGCTCTACGTGCTAATGGACTCTTAGTCCCAGGGATCTTCCTTCTAAGTCGATCATTAACATCTCCACCTATCATCCCAAGAATGCCACTCTCCACGTGCTGATCGAGGCTTTTGCCACCCCACTTGACATTCTCACCAAGCCACCTCCCAACTTTCCAACCTCCATATGCTGCTGCAGCTACAGCAAGAGCTGGTCCAATCAACTTCATTGCACCAACAACCATACTCCCTAGGCCTTTAAATATATTACCCAATCCACCTAGACCACTTATACCAGCCTTTTTACGTTCATCTTTTGGAGTTGGACCTTTACCCTGAACTGCTTCGAGCAATTCTTTAGTCCATTTAACTTTATAGGCGGAAGTTGTAAAAAATTTATTCAAACCTAAATTAACAGCGTCACCCAGAATAGTCTTTTTTAAATCAGTAGAACCAGCAATTGGTATACCAGGTCTTGATTTTCGACTTATATATCGTCCAGTCCTTGGATCGCGCCCAGGCCAATTAACACCTCCATCTATATCATCTGTTTGGCCAATACCAGGCAAACCTGATTGTACTGAAGGTAGAGATTCAGTTTTACTTTTTGCAACATCTTTTAGAGAAAATCGTTCAGCTTGTTTTCTTAAATTACGATCTTTTATTTTCCCGTATGCATACTTTCCTATATCCCAAAGAGGTTTAGCTGCTACAGCTAGGGGAGCAGCAGCAAAGAAAAGACCAGCCCAAAGCGCAGTCTCCCCTACAGAATCTTTTTGATTCAACTTCTCAAATCTATTAGTAATTCGACCCTGCTCTTGTATTAACTTATCTAAGTCAGTTTTAGTTTTTTGACTTACCTCACGCAGTCGTAAATTTAACTCATTATCCTTCTTAGCTTGATCTTGGTAAAATTTTAAGTGCTGAACAGACTCATTAGCCTGCTTATAAATAGAAACTATAGTAGCTTCATCTCCACGTCCTGTTTGAAGTAACTTATTTATACTCTCAACTAACTGAGATGAAGTTCGTCTTTCGGTGCTAGTTTCGTAGCTAAGTGATGACCCTGGTTGTAAAGCATATGTTCTTTCAAGCTCAACATAAAAAGGAATTACAAATCGTTGAATCTTTTCTTTATATGACTTTAGGAATTCAACTTCTCTCTTCGTTAAGTATCTATTAGCTTCAATTTGCATTTGTAGTCCTCAAGTTATTGGGTATTTCCTTCCTCTTCTGTTCTGCAAGCCTTGCGTATATCCATTCGTTATCCTTTACATCGTTAGAATCATAATCACTTACTGACATGTGGAGATAATACATGAGCACGAATTGCATCTCCAACACGTCTCTTAAGGATCTCCCCAAACGAAAGAAGGAGCTCATAGCGAAAGGGAACTGGCATAGCACCAGTACCTCCGCACTTTGGGCAGGTATAAGTAGTTTCCATCTTAACTCCATGTTCAAACACATCTTGGAAACCTCTAATATACTCCAGGTCCTGTGTATCCATCTTACTTAAATAATCTAAC